GTTTTAAGCTTTGGAAGTGCTGGTATATCAGCAGGAAAATCTATTGCTTTTGCATTAGTTTTCGGATAATAATTAACAAGGAGAAAAAATATGGCAAATCCAAATATAGTAGCAGTAGTATCAATCTTCGGTAATACAACCGGATTCGCTCTTACTACAACTCTTACAAACGTATTACTTGCTAACGCAACAGCATCGGGAAAAGTTTTAAAAATAGAATCAATCATGGTTGCAAACGTAGACGGAACAAATTCTGCAGATGTAACAATTGATTATCATACCGCAGCAAATGGAACAGCAGGATCATCTTTTGCTTTAGCTGCAACTATTGCTGTACCAGCAGATGCAACATTATCTGTTGTAGATAAAACAAATACTTTCTATCTAATGGAAAACCAATCAATCATCGGTGGCGCAAGCGCTAACTCTGATCTTGAAGTAGTTATCGCATACGAAGATATAAGTTAACCGGGAGAATTTTGCTATGGCAAAAGACAACGGTGGAATAATCGGAGTAGTCAACACACCCACAATATCAGTAGCAACAGGAGTCTGGGCTCTTGAAGATCAATTCAACGCACGTGTTTCAAATATCTGGCCAGGTCAACCTTATTCAGTAGATTTTTTAGTAATTGCTGGAGGAGGAGCTGGAGCTTATGGAGGAGGTGGTGCTGGAGGATATAGAACATCAACACAATCAGTAACAGCAGGAACAGTAATTACAGTAACAGTTGGTGATGGTGGATCAGGAGGAGCAGTATCAACTCAAGCTGGAAACAATGGCTCAAATTCAGAAATTTCAGGTTCAGGATTAACTACAATTACTTCCACAGGTGGTGGTGGTGGTGGAGCAAGTACTGATTCTCCTTTATCAATCAATAATGGAAAAAATGGTGGTTCAGGAGGTGGTGCAGGTGTTGATGCTTCTGGTACTGCTGGAACATTTCCAGGAGGTTCTGGTAACACACCAAGTACATCTCCTAGTCAAGGTAATAATGGAGGAACAGGACTTCATGTTTCAGGAGTTTCTGAAGGAGGTGGAGGTGGTGGTGGTGCTGGTGCTGTAGGTGCTAATAGTTCTGGTGCAAATGGTGGAAATGGAGGAAATGGTGCAGCTTCTTCAATAACTGGTTCATCAGTTACAAGAGCAGGTGGTGGAGGAGCTCAAGGAAATATAGTTGCATCAGGTGGTACTGGAGGTGGTGGAAATGCTGTTGATCCTGGTCCAGGTGGTGCAGGTACAGCTAATACTGGAGGTGGAGGTGGAGGATCTGGTAGGGGTAATACTAGTGGTTCAGGTGGTAAAGGAGTTGTTATATTAAGTGTACCAACTGCTAACTATTCATCTACTACAACGGGATCACCTACAGTTACAACATCAGGTGCTAATACAATAATGCAATTTAACGGATCAGGGAGTTACACAACATAATGGCTAGTTTTGCAAAATTAAATTCAGAAAATATAGTAACAACAGTAGTTTCTGTTGTTAATGAAGTATTAAAAGATTCAAATGGAATTGAACAAGAAAATATTGGTATAGAATTTTTAAAAACATTATACAATGAACCGAATGCTATTTGGAAACAAACTTCTTATAACACTCACGGTGGAATTCATTCATTAGGAGGAACGCCTTTTAGAAAAAATCATGCTGGTATTGGTTACACATATGATTCAAATAGAGATGCTTTTATACCACCTAAACCTTATAATAGTTGGATATTAAACGAAACTACTTGTAATTGGGAAGCACCCGTTGCTAGACCTAATGATGGTAATAGATATAAATGGAACGAAGAAATTTTAAATTGGGAGTTAATAAATGGCTAAACGTAATGGTGGTATAATTGGTAAAGTAAATACTCCAACAACTTCTACAGCAAAAGGAGTATGGAGATTACAAGATCAATTCAATGCTAGAAAAAATGATATTTGGCCAGGTCAACCTTATTCAATAGATTTTTTAGTTATCGCTGGTGGGGGTGGTTCAGGAAGTTCACAATCAAATTCAGGTTCAGGTGGTGGCGGAGGTGGAGGATTTAGAACATCTACACAATCCGTAACAGCAGGTACAACAATTACAGTTACAGTTGGAGATGGTGGTGCTGGTGGTGCAGGAACATCTGGTACTATAAATGGTTCAAATGGTTCAGATTCATCTATTTCAGGAACAGGTTTATCAACTATCACAAGTGCAGGTGGAGGTGGAGGTGGTGCCGCTAATGCTTCAAATGGTTTAAGTGGTGGTTCAGGTGGAGGAGGTGGAGGAAATTTAGGTTCTCCCGGTGGTACAGGAGGCGCAGGAAATACTCCAAGCACATCACCATCACAAGGAAATAATGGTGGAGATGTAACAATTACAACAGCTTTTGGTGCTGGAGGTGGAGGTGCCGGTGGTGCTGGGCCAGGAGGAGGAGGTTTTGTTGGTGGTGCTGGTCCTGGTCAGGCAAACTCAATTACTGGTTCATCAGTAACTTATTCTGCTGGAGGTAATGCTGGACAAAATATGCCCGGAAGTGCAGGTACAGCTAATACAGGAAATGGTGGTGGTGGTTCTGGTCAAAGCTTTGCTGGTGCTAATGGTGGAAAAGGAGTTGTTATTTTAAGTGTTCCAACTGCAAGTTATTCATCAACTACAACAGGTTCGCCAACAGTTACAACAAGTGGAGCTAATACAATTTTACAATTTAACGGAGATGGGAGTTACACAGCATAATGGCTAGTTTTGCAAAAATAGAAAATAATATTGTAATAGCAGTTCATTCTGTTGTTAATGAAGTATTAAAAGATTCAAATGGAGTAGAGCAAGAACAATTAGGAATTAATTTTTTAAAAACATTGTATAATGAACCTAATGCTGTTTGGAAACAAACTTCATATAATACAAATGGTGGAATTCATAAATTAGGTGGAACACCTTTTAGAAAAAATCACGCAGGAATAGGATATACTTATGACGAAAATAGAGATGCTTTTATACCACCTAAACCTTTCAATAGTTGGATATTAAATGAATCTACTTGTAATTGGGAGGCACCTGTTTCTAAACCAACAGAACAATTAGAAGAAAATCAATATTATTCTTGGAATGAAGTTATTATAAATTGGGAAATTAAAACTAGACAATAGTTAAAAATTATAGTATAAAAATTTTTAATGAAGAAGAAAGTAAAAGAACCTATATTTGAAAATTCATCTTGGAATTTTGAATTAGATCAAGTTAATCTTTACGCATTTTGGAATAACGCATTTTCAAAAGAAGAATGTCAAAAAATTATAAATATTGCAAAAGATAAAGGTTTAATAAAAGGAACTACTAAAGGTGTTACAAAAGACGTTAGAGATAGTAAAGTATCTTGGTTATATCCTGTTGATAATATGGATTGGGTATTTCGTAGAGTTACAGATATTACATTAAATCTTAATGAAAGATTTTTTAAGTTTGATTTATTCGGATTAAATGAAGGATTTCAATTTACTAATTACGAAGCACCATCTGGTAAATATGGTAAACACATTGATAGATCTATGAATATACCAGTTAGAAAACTATCTATATCTATTCAACTTACAAATCCTGAAGAATATGATGGTGGAGAACTTAAACTTTATGATGGAGATGATAAAGATGCTATTGTTATGGATAAAGCACAAGGAACATTAATTATATTTCCATCTTATGTATTACATGAAGTTATGCCAGTAACTAAAGGAACAAGAAATTCATTAGTAACTTGGATTACAGGTAAGCAATTTAAATAATTGAATATAGAGACAAAGTTTTCTATTCATTTAGATAATATTATCTGGCCAACAGAGATACAAAAAAATACAGAACAATGGAATGTTTCAGGAGTTTTAAAGAAAAATTCTAATCAAGAATTTAAATTTGATGTAAGACCTATGTTTCAAATGCCTAATAATCAATTAGGTAAAAAAGGAACAACTTCTAGTAAAGCTGATAAAATAGTATTTGAGACTGACAAAGAATGGGTTATTATAGATGTTCCAGAACTTCATGAATATGTTAGAAAACAATCT